GTGGTGGCGGGCAGGATGCGCATTCCCTCGGCTTGGAACACGTCGTAGGCGGTTGTCTCGACGGATTGTGTCCGGTCGGCGCCGCGGGGGTCTCCGAAGAACTGGTATTCGTGGCCGTGGTAGTATTGGGACAGGTGGCGGGCCACGCGGGGCGCAAAGATGGTTGCGGACTCGTTGGACCCGATCAGCTCGGAGATCACATGCCATGTTGCTTGGCGGCACTGCATGAACACGGCGGCTGGTTCGCGTCCGAAGTCCAGACCGATGATGATGGGCAGGCCTTCAATGGGTTCACGGTCGTGATCGAGGATATGCTCGTGTGACATGAACATCGGGTAGACGGGCATACCGGAGCGAGCGAGGCCGACCTTGTTCAGAACGCGGCGATCAATCTTGTCTTTGTCCCAGCCGCGGATTTTCTCGATGTAGGGCTCTTTCAGCCATTTCTGGTTTTCGGCCGCAGGGTTTGGTTCATAGGCAATTTTCCCATCGACCACCTTTTCGAGAAGGCCGGGGGGCTGCACGAGGAACGTCCAGTCGTCGGGCTTGTCGTATTCGGCCTTCATTTCGTCGGACCAATCGGGGGGCAGGGGCACGTCACCGCGCATGTAGGGTATCCAGTGGCCCTCGGTGGGCGCGTTGAGATCCAGAAACCCCCCATACCATGTGGCTCCGGGCCCGCTCATCATTGACGGAAAGCGCGCGCACCGGGAGAGAAGCTCGGTCACGACGCCCTTATCGACAAACTGCGCTTCGTTGTAGAAAAACCCCGTGATCTCAAAAGACGCCAGAACGGCCTCGGCCTGCATTTCATCGGGCAGCGCCAGGAAGATCACCTCGCAGTCAACAAGCGTCCCATCGCCAGACGGGTGCTTGTCCTTCATCCGCGCAACCATAGGCTCAGAACGCTCGACGGAACCCCAGCGCTCCTCGGGAAACCATTGCAGCCACGTCGTCGCCAAAATCGTCGTCTTCAACTCCTTGTACGTCCGACGCGCCACAATCCAACGAGTCCGACGAACACCGTCAAAGTCAGGCGCCTGCTCACACGCAAGCAACCAAATCCGGTGACAAGAAGCAGATGACGTCCCAGACCCAACAGGCCCCTGAATGACAACCAGACGATCCCGGTTCCAAAGATACGCCTCAAGAACCACACCGTCAGGCTCATAAACATGATTGCCCCGAGGCGTCACAGCCATCGTCATCAGCGCAAAACCAAAATAAAAATTTTCAGATCAAGCACCACATCACACCCTCCAGAAAGACGCCCCAACATCACCCCCACATCATACCAACCAAATGCACCGCAAAATCACTGCCGATCCTCAACATGCCGAAGCATCATCAAAACCGCACCCAACAACTCCAATCCCTCATGACCAGCACTCCCCGTCACATACTCCCTACCACCACAAGTGTAGCAAAACGAAAGACCAACAACCTCCCCACGCTCAACAGCCTCGCAAAGCTCCGCAACAGCCGAACAAACCGCGCGACGATCCAAAACCGCATCCGTCTCCAATACACGCAAAACACCATCACCATCATTAGCCATCAAACCTAAACCCCCACATCATCCACAAAAAGTGACCGGAAACACCCCAAATACCCCAAAACAACGGTACCCAACCCGTGGCACAACCACACTTCCTGTTCAGATAATGAAAAAAAATGAAGCGATACCGAAATGAAAAGCAGCCCGAGCGGGAGACGAGTAGAGACTCCGGGGGCGCGAGATTTTTGGGGCCGCCCCCCCCTGCCTGCCCTCTGCCTGCAGGTCATGATACCCCCCCCTATTCCCGGCCAAACGCGGCCAAGACTTGCGGTTTGCACGAGTTGGCGTGCAAACTCTCGCATTTTGTGCTGTCTTTTCAGGTGCTTAGAGATAGTGAGCGACTGATTACCCATCAGTGGGTCTAGCAGATCGGCCCGGGTTACCCTGTTTTGCCGGGGTCTCGACTGCATCGGCGGCCAGCGGGTCCACCATGCGAGGCTTGGGGCGTTGGTACTCGTAACCCCCTGAATTTACGTTGTTTTGCACGTTCACGGTGACGCCTTTTGTATCCTTGCCCGCGAAAAACTCCACCATTCTTGCCCTTACGGCTTCACTTGTTGCGGTGTTAAGAAGCTCTAAACCGACTTGTATGGCGCGCGTTTTGGCGATCTTTTCGAGGCTTTTTGTTTCTAGTGCGTATTGGGCTTTTAGGTGCTCGATCCAAGTTTTTGTGTTGTCTCGGGCCATTGCTCTTGAGAGTGCGCTTTCGTTTATCCCTGCTGCGCGGGAAGCGTCTCGCAGTGTATAGCCTTCGATGACCACCATTGTAATTGCGTGGGCGGTTTGTTTGCGCTTGGGGGGCGCTGGCGCGCCCTTTGCGGTCCCCACGGTATCTATTGATGAGCTTTGTTTCATGCTGGCGATTAGTGGGCGTTGCGGGGGGCTTTTCCATGCACTGTATGGGCGTCCTGGGCGAGTGTAGCGCCGTTTCCGCGCTTTTCCGCGCCTTTGCAGTGTTTCCGTGCTTTTTTATTATTGACCTTTGCTGCGAATCGCTCCATTTTGTTTTTTGTCGCCACTGAGGCGGCCCGGCCTGAAACCCGGTGAACCAAAGGAGATTAAGACTATGGCAACTGAACGCCGCGACATCCAGCAAGAAATAACTAACAAAGTCATTACCGCTATTGAGGCGGGCGCCCAGCCATGGGCCCGGCCATGGGCAACGAACGGCATGGGCGCGCAAGCGTTGCGCCACGACGGCAAACCCTATCGAGGGATCAATCAATTCCTTTTGGGTATGTATCAAAGCCTTTCCGGATATGGTTCGGTCTATTGGATGACGTACAAGCAAGCGCAAGCCCTTGGCGGCAATGTCCGCAAAGGAGAGAAGGCGAGCACGTCGGTGTTCTTTAAGCCTATTGAGAAGACGAACGCGGCCGGCGAAATTGTCGATCGTTTCGGATTCTGGAAAGCCTTTGCAATCTTTAACGCGGATCAAATCGACGGCTTGCCCGCTGAATTCTACCCACAAGCCGTAGCGCCTCAAAACGACGGCGCGCGCAATCGGAACGCGCAGGCATGGTTTGACGCTATCCCGGCCACCGTGACGCATGGCGGAAACAGCGCACACTTGAACCTGAAAACCGGCGTGGTCCATATGCCAGAGTTTGAAGCCTTCAAGACTGGTTTGGACTATTATTCTGTGCTCGCTCATGAGCTGGTGCACTGGTGCGGCATGAAACGCGACGAAATCGAAGCTGCGCGATTCGGCTCTCTGAATTATGCCAAGGAAGAGCTAGTGGCGGAGATGGGCGCCGCCTTCACATTGGCCCATATTGGCTTGGCGTCGGAGCCGCGCGCGGATCATGCAAGCTACATCGCGTCATGGCTCAAAGCCTTGAAAGATGACAAGAAGTTTATCTTTCAGGCGGCCAGCAAAGCACAAGCCCGCTTTGACGACCTCGCGGCATATGCAGAACGGCCCGCCGCAATCGCTGCAGAGTAGGTTATCGGTACGCGCCCCAGCAATGGGGCGCCATCCCATGCCCTACCGCATGACCCGCGACTGAAACGCGGACCACAACCAAAGGAACCCGAACCAATGAGCATTTTTAGTCAGATCACCTTGCACGACTTCACCCGGCCGTTGGCCGAGCGCGCCGCTATGCGAAAGCACGTTGGCCCGTATCTCTGGACGCCAAGCGCACCCGGCAATGGTCGCAGTTTTTACATGGACAGCGCCGACACCATGGGCGACGGGCCCTTGAGCTTGCGTGTGATCACGGGCGAAACGTGGACAGACCAATATGGCGACAACAGAACTACCGCCATGGTGCTGCGCTTGCCCCGTGGGCGTGGATTCCTCGCTGGCTGGAGCATGGGCGAAAACATGTGCGCCAGCGTTGGCGCTACGATCTACGAAAAAGAATGCAGCGCCATGTATGCGGCAGAGCAAGAGGCAGAAGCAACTTGTCAGGCTGAGGAAGAATATCAAGAGGAATGGCGCGCCGCCCAAGATGCAGCGCAAGATGTCGCAGACCATTGGGCCAGCGTGCGCAGTGCCCTTGCGGACATTCGTTCCTTGAAATCCATCCACGACAAAGCACACGAGACTTCTGACTTTATTCGGGGCGTTATTTCCGGCCATTGGGCCAACTTGCGCCACCATAGAGCCAGCGCCAAGGAGATCACGCGCGAATGGCGAAACCACGACGGCTTTTTTAACTAGGACTCCACCGGCTAGGCGGGGCGCAACTTGCCCCGCCCTTCCCGTGCAATCCCGCGCGCCAAGCTTGAAACCTTGGAAACCAAAGGAAAGACAATGAACGCTCAACCAACCTTTAACGACTTGGAGCACAACGCCCCGGCATTGCTTCAATCCCTGCCCGACCTGGTGGCAGAGTATGACGCCAAACACGCGGCGATAGAGGACCAGATTGCAGCCTTTGACGCCTGCGTCACAGCCTTGGAAATTAGCGCTTCTATAGGCGCAACTTATGTCGGCGGCATATGGGATCGCGGCGGGCGCCCCAGCGCATCGGCCAGCCGCTTGCGCGCTAACCTGCTAGAAACCGCATGGCGGCACGTTTACACGGGATTAAACCTTGAGACCATTGCCCCGGCCAGCGATCGGAGCCGCTTTGAAACTGCCCTGAAAGACCCGGCGCCGTTCACCGTGGACAATATCCGCGCGACGTTTGGCAATTACCTTGCCAACCCCCGCACCCACATTTTGCGCGGCCTTGCCGAATGTTTTGTCCAACTGGATCCGGCTTTCAGGTCTCATGACAAAATGCGCGTAGGTGTCAAAGGTCTGCCGAAACGGATCATTGTGGAGAACGTGGGCGATTACTCGCACGGCTGGGGATATGACCGCCTCAAAGACACTCTCAACGCCTTGCGCGTGCTGGAAGGCAAGCCGCACGTTTCTTACTCGGACGTGTCGGGATGGTGCCAGGCCGCAAAGCGTGAGCCCGTTACATTTGAAGGCATGACGCTCAAGCGGTTCAAGAACGGAAACGCCCACCTGCACTTTGACGCGGACAAGCTGCGCGCGATCAATCAAGGCCTTGCTGAGTATTATGGCGACGTACTGCCCGACTGCCCCGAGGAACGCCAGCAGCGCCGCGCATCGACAGCGGTTTCGAAAGATTTGCAATTCTACCGCACGCCTGCCGCCGCCGCTGATATTTTGCTGGCACACGCCCAGCCGGGGCGAAATTGTCGCATTCTTGAGCCGTCATGCGGTGACGGGGCGATTATGGACGCGATCCGCCGCTATGCCCAAGAAAGCCGCATCGACGGAATAAGAGTCACCGGCATTGAGTACGACGCAACACGCGCCGAGGAAGCCCGCGCCAAACGTTACGCCGTCCAGGTCGCAAACTTTTTGCAGGTCGAGCCGTCGCCCTTGTTTGACATGGTTTTGATGAACCCGCCTTTTTATGGAAAGCACTACCAAAAACACGTTGAGCACGCGCGCAAGTTTCTCAAGCCTGACAGCGTGGTCTATGCGATCCTGCCCGTCACTGCCGCGACAGATCACGGCTTTGCAAAGGTGCCACGGTACGGCCGCGACACTTGGCGCGATTTGCCGGTTGGTTCATTCAGCGAGAGCGGCACGAACATCAACACCGGGATTGCACGTTTTTTTGCGGAGCGCGCAGCATGAACCGCTACACCTACGCCCAAGGCTACCGCTCGAGGTTTCGCGCGGATCTGGCAATCATCGACCTAATGGAGCGCTGCGAGATCAGCCGCGCGGAGCGGCCCAGGGTGGTCGCATACTTCTCACCCCTGAACCAGGCAACCCGCTACCGCATTGAACTGGAACACACGACATGACCCACCTAGCGCCCCTGCCGCGTGCGGGGGCGTCATTGTGGGCCAATGCCTCACACCTTGGATCGAACCCGAGGAACACAGAGAAAGGAAAGACCATGACCTACGAAACCGAACCGGGCGCGGACGGCCTGCCTCAGAACGTCATTCCCGGCGCGGAGGCCCTACCCCTACCCCTAGACCAACTTGCGCCCTCACGCCTTGCCACAGCAAGCCAGCGGCCCCAGAAACCAGCCGACCACGGATTGTTCGACACCGGCGCGCGGGCTCAACTCAATATGTTTGGGTGATGGGTGCCCGCGCCTTCCCGTGAGGGACTGAAACAGGCGCGGGCGGGCCAAAGGAGCCCAGATGCAACTTTTAACACTTCCAAGGGATTCCGCAATGTATGACGCAACTCAACTCGATGAAATGACGCAGAGCGAGCGGCAGACCGTCTTTGAAGATCTGGCCGCTGAAAAATACGGATCAAAGAGGTTTGACACCGCATTTTGTCGCAACTTTGGCTATGCGCGCTCGACTGTTTACGCTTGGCGCAAGAAAGGCGCCGTGATCCCATACGCCGTGATCTTTTGCCTTGAGCGGATGCTCCTGGCCGACGCGGGCGCGGAGGCGGATCGATTGCGCAACGCTGCCCGCGTGGCCGAAGCCCTCACCAATGCCAGCGAGAACATGGCCAAGGTTGCCGAGGAAATGGCATCCCTCGCACGCAACTTGCGCCGCTAAGACTTGGAGCGCCGCCCTTGCAGGTGGCGCGTCGTTTCAATGGTGCTCAGTGTGATCGGCGGCAACTTCGCCGAGCGCACCACGACCTCAAGCCCCAGCGCCGAAGCCCAGAGCAGGAAGGACTCGACGTTGGGAATCTTGGGGATTGCGGCCGCCTCATACTTCGCCACCACATCGACCGTCAGGCCTGCGCATTCCTCAACTTCCGAAATCGTCAGGCCCAAAGACTTGCGCCGACCACGCAGCAGGCCAAGCGCATGATCCGCACTTTCCAAAATCGTATGGCTGACAGGGCTGGTTTCAAGCCGCGGCGGAATGCTGAATCCGGGTTTTAACTTGGCTCGCACGCCGCACCCCGGCACGGGGCACTTCCCGATGCACTCGCCCGGCCCAACTTGCTCGATCTCCCACCCGCGCGCCTGAACCTCGCGGAGAAACTTGGTTTCGATCTTTGTCATGGCTGCACTCCAAATAACTGGCTTTTTCCCTTTGACCGAGCGTCGAAAAGATACCACGCGCAATCGTCTTTGCCTTTTATCCCGTTACCCGTCCAAGACAGCCGACCGACAACCACGATCTTGTGACATATCGCGTTCAGCCCTGACGTCGTGAAATATCCATTAGCACCAAACGCATAAGGAAGCAGCAGCCATGTGGGCGCCTGTCTTGCAAGGTTGCGCGCCAGGTCGATTACTGGCTGACCCTTGGTGCCCACGCTGGGCCATGGCGGGTTTGTGATGATCACATCGGGGGCGATCGACAACCGGGCCCGCGCCGCATCGGCTTTGACGACTTGGGGCGCGGCAGGAAACAGATCGGTTACAGCAACGCAGCGACCGCCCGGCCAAAGCTCTTGCAGCGCCTTCACTAAATGCAACTTGCCCGCACATGGCTCCCAATACCGCCCGGATGCAGGAAGGTGCCCTAGCAACGGCTGCGAGGCCTCCGGTGGCGTCGGATAGAAGTCCTGCGCCCTGCGCTTGAAGTCTGACCGCTTACCCACGTTCAAACTCCCGCATGATCCACCCCTTGAGCTTTCTGATCTGCGTGCCGAGAGGCTTAGCGTTTGGCATCCGCTCCAAAGCCTCAAGACTTGAGCGCAACTCAGCACAGATCACGGCAAGCTCTGCCGGCGTCCGCGCCTCAAGCATCGCAAGCCGGATGCGCACCGCTTCATCGCAGGCTTTATGGTCTGGCGTATCCATCAGAACATATCCGGCGTGTGGTTTATGTCCCAAAACCGATTGGTGGCCATGTCGCAGCCCACATTGACGGTTTTGATCTCCCCCATGCGGGCCTTGGCGATGATCAACTCCATTTTTCCTTTCGCCTGATCCCACTCAGCCATAAAATCTGCCAAGTCCTCTGTCTTTGAGGGGCGCTGCGCTCGCTCGCAGAAGTATTCATAGCGATAGACGAACACCACGTTGTCGGCGGCGTTCTCAAGATCACCAGATCCTCGCAGATCGGACAGCATCGGCCGCGCGTTGTCCCGCTCCATCACCTTGCGATCAATCTGGGCGAGGGCCAGCACATGCACATCGAGCAGCTTGGCCATTTGCTTGAGGTCATTGGCGACTTGGGAAAGCACCTCAAAACTGGTGCCCTTGCCGCGGATCAACTGAATGTAATCCACCACGACCAGCCCCAGCGTGGGCCCGTCCTGCCACTTGCGCTGGAGCTTCTTTGCCTCGGACATGATCGACGGCATATCGTCCACGCGGTTGGAAAACACCTCGATCGGCAATCTTTCCTGCGCCTTGGCGGCTTCGACCATCTTGCGCGTGAGGGTGTCAGACATGCGCCGCTCAAATGCCTTGTAGGGGATCTGGCTTTCAATGCTGTTAATTCGTGCGGCAAGGTCGCGCTCTGGCATTTCACGCGACACAAAACCCACGCCTATACCCGCCTTGGCCGTGGCGTATGCCAGATGCAGGCCCATCGCTGTTTTGCCCATCGACGTACCCCCGGCGAGGATTGTGTAGCGCTGGCGCCGCATACTCAGCGCCTCGTCCAGTGCCGCAAGACCCGTGGGCAGGGCAGGGCTTCCCCCGTTATTGATCTCCATTTGCTCGCGGACCAGATCGACCTGTGCGGCAAGCAGAGACATGCTGCGCGGTTCATCGACAGGCTCTTGCGTCTGGGTGAAAAACTCCAAGGCAGAAACCGCTTCATGGGCGTCACGATCTTGCGCCACCATTGACATGGCCGTGCGGCAGGCATCCAGCACCGCACGGCGCTGCGCCATTTCAATGATCAACTTGGCGTAATCCTTCACCGCGTATCCCGCTATGGACGATCCGGCAAGGTTCACCAGGTACTTCCCGCCGCCCAACTGTTGCAGGCCCTCATGGCTGCGAAATGCCTCAAGCATCGTGACCGGCGTGGCCAGTTTGTCAGCCTGCACGCGCTGCACAATCGCCTCATAGAGCGCCGCATGAACCGGGTCGAAAAAATGATCCGACCTCAAGACGCCCGTGATCCGGTGGATAAAATCGTTGTTTGTCATAATCGCGCCAAGCAACTGTTGCTCTGCCTCAATGTTGCTCGGTGTCAGGTCCGGTTGAGCGTTCATCACAGTTTCCCGATCTGGCGCATGTCGTTGCGGATTGCGTCTAGGTGCTCGTTCAGCGCGGTGGCGATCTCTTTTGGCTTCTTGCCCAAGCGCATCATCCGCGCGACTTTCCGGCGCCGCGCCTCGATCACGGTGCGCTCCTGTCCTGGCTTTAACCGCATACGGCCCGCGCACGGCACTTGGCGGATCAAGTGCTCACCCTTCCAGCTTTCATCGCTCATTGTGGTCTCCTTGCGTCTTGGGAGTTTTTGGGATTGCCCACATGCCACTCGCCGCAACACAAGCAGCGATACGCGGCCACGTTCTTGTTCTTGGCTCTCATGCGCCGAACAATCGCCTTGGCTTGGGTATGCGTCAGGGGGTCTTTGCCTTGGCACATCGACAGTTTGGTGTGGCGGTCAAATTGGCCCATCAGGAACGCCCTCTTGTGCCTGTCGGGTACCCTGACCCATTTTCGAGCGATTTGGCCATTTCTGGCGTGCCTCCGTGGCTCTGGTGGCCATATTGAGCCAACCAGTAGGACGCTTCCGCATTGGGGCGACCGTTTTCCAGCATCGAGGGGGGGCACTCACCCGCAATAAGCAGGTTGCGCCGCGATTTTGACAGGCTCGCCTCGTCATAGGCCGTGGCAGACCCAAGAAACGGCTCCCATCCCGGCAGTCGCAGCCACGGCAAGGGCGCTTTGAGATATTGGCGATCTGTGACGGACGCGATGTAGGCCCGCGTGGCTTGGTTCAGCGCTTGAGGTGTGATCGACCCATCGGCCTTGGGGTGCTTCCCGCGACAGGCTTGCTCGTAAATTTTCCGGCAATCAGCCTGCGCGGCCTTCCGGTTGTGACTTGGCCAAATCTCTCCCCACCATTCTTTGAAACCCGCGTCGATCTGCGTATCCGATTCGTCCTGCTTGTGAGGTTTGGATTGCTCCACACTTTTTTCTGAGAAAAGATCATCCCCCGCAGGGGGTTTGGGGGTCTTATAATTGTTCTTCTTAAGAGTTGTTCTTCTTATGTGTGCGGTTTTTCCGGAGTCCGCATTACCCGTATCCGGTTCACCCGTATCCGGATATTCAGGACGTGGACTTGAAATGACCTTCCAGCAAGTCTGAGAAAACCTGCCTTTGTCGTCCACATCGCGGTCCATGGACACGTAGCCAGCGTCCTTTAACTCCCCAAGCATACGATAGAAGCGGTCCCGACCGACACCGCACTCTTTCATCAAGTAAGTAGGTCTGAAAACCCACCCCTCCTTCATGGTCAGCAAAAGGGCCAACAACCCTCTAGCCTCGATCGAAAGATTGCGGTTGGACATGGCGGCGTTTGGTATAGCCGAATATCCAACGCGCTTTTTCAAGGTTGTCGTTTCGTCAGTCATGCCTTCCCCCATTCAATCTGTTGCAAAAGCCCCTCGGCGCGCAGTGCAGCGATCTCCGCTCGCACGTCCTTCACGCTACCGCCCCAGCCCTGAGACTGCAAAATCTGCGCAATGTCCTCGGCGCCATAACCTTCGCTCAGTAAGTCGATGATCTCGGCGTTGAGCATGTCGTTATCAGTCATGGAAAAGCCCTCCAGATGGTGCAGCCTGAAACCCGCGGGCGTGTGTCGCCATGGCCCAATCCAGCGTTGCCAAGGCATCGGCACAGTCCAGGTCGTCCACCTCCCACCCAAGCAGCCGACAGCGCGCCGCAACACGCTCCTTAATGGCCAGCTTGGCCTTGGCCGGCGACAGGCCGGGAAACTCTTTGGCGGAGGGGTTTTTGCCCAGAAAGTGCTTGCGGACGGTGGCCGGGTAAACCAGCTCGCACGGCACGCCACGGTTGGCCGCACAGCCCCGCACACACGCCACCAGACCAATCAGGTAGGCAGAGGCGTGCTTGCCCCCTATGAACGCCTCACACACCACCAGATCCGGCTTGTGCGTTGCGATCAGACCGTGTGCCAGCGTGAGAACTTGGGAAAACCGCCGATCTTCTGTTCGACCTTTGCCCAAATCCACAGACCAAGCCTTTGGCGTGCTGCCGGGAGTCCCGACAGCACAGCCAGTGCGCGTGGCAATATCCAGCGCAATGACCTTCATTTGGCGGCAACCTCGCCACCAAAGTCGATCGGCTGCACGTTTGAGGTATCGACTTCCTCGTCATCATCCAGCGGCTCAACGGCATCGGCCGTCTCGTCGCCATCAAACGCCATTTCAACCGTTCCCTGACCCGCCACATGAGCCTCAAGATACGGGATCATCGCCTTGAGCGAACGGATCACGTCCATCGCTTTGGCTTGGCCATCCTTTTTGGGGATCTTCTTGAGAATAGTCTTGCCCCAAGAATACGCTTGGGAGTTAAGCCCGGTTTCCTCTAGCAATTCCTTGACCCTGGCGGCGCTTTCGCTGGCATCACTGCCGCGGGAATGTTCCTCAGAGGCCCGCGCCAGCATGTGGTTGATCAGTTGATCATGTTCAAACTTAGGCTCCGTAAACGCCTGAACGGTCGGATTTGTCATGTCAGTCTCCTTGTTGGTTGTGGGGTCTTACCCTGCTGTCACCGCCTGCCACCCGTCAGGATTTGCGGCTCATTCATCAGCCCATAGTTCACAAGAGTTACCGCACCCGCCGCCTACGTCCAGATCACCATATTCTCTATTTTCATCATGGAACCTAGTAAATGGTTGTTTCGCGGCTTTCAGCATATCTTCAGTAGATCGGTTTCCTCTGAAAAACTTTCGTGGATTTCCGTCGATGTTATGGCCAGAAAGAGGATATTGTTTTTCAAAACGCGCAGGGATTTCGTAAAC